TCAGATAGAGATCGTGGATGACGGGCGCGCCGCCGTCGATCATTACCTGAATCCGGCCCGCGTCGCGGCCAAGCCAGGTGCCGAGGTAGAGATCGTGCTGGCGCGGGTAGGAGTAGCGGATGGTGACCGTGCGGCGGTCCTGGGCGTCAGTCGGCGCGCAGCGCTTCGCGTGGCCAAGCGACCACCACTGCGTGGGCCAGCCCGCGCCGTAGGCGTAGTTTTCCCAAAAGTCGGAGTACCGGCATCGGCCATCGGACTCCTCGATGCGTGCTGCGTCGCCGCCGACCTTCAGCGCCCGGTCGCCGGTGACAGTGAGGTTCGAGATGCGCACCTGCCACTCGATGTCCGAGCGCGTGCCCGTAATGGTCGAGATCCGCTGGATGCGCGTGCCTGGAGCCCACGCCTGCGGCGTCGAGGAATCCTCGCCGCGGCGCACCAGCAGGCGGTAGAACCAAGTGGCGGGATCTTCCGGGTCGGGCTGGACCGGACCGAAGTTAGCCAGACATGTGATGCGCTCCTCGGCGGCCGGAGTGCCGACGTAGTATTTGAGGCCCGCGAGCATGGCCTCAGCTTCAATGGCGTGCCATTCCTCTTCCGTTCCTGGCGGCGAGGCCGCGACGCCATCTTTCAGCCGTCCGCCAGCGGCCAGCCCGTATTCGACATCCTCGAAGCGCGGCGCGAAGGTGAGGTGGACCTTCACGATCTCGCTGGCGGGAACGGGCACGAGCGAGTTGCGGTCGCCGTTCCGGCAGCCGGAGAGCGTAGCGAAGGGGAACGTGAAGCGGTAGACGCGATCGTTACCCGCTCCTTCCACGGCGGTGGCCAATGAGGTCACGCCAAACTCGCCGTCCTTCTTTTCGATGCGAACGATCTTGTTCTCGCCATCGACCGAGACGCGAACGGGCATGCCGTTGGCATCGCGCCCGAACTGGCTTAATGGGCCCGCGAGCCGCAGTTTCAGTTCGCAAGAGGTGTTCGTCGTAGTGAACTGCTCGGTGGCAAGGCTGCTGGGCTGCTCGCCGTAATCGGGCAACGGGATGTCAGCAATGCGATCCTTCAGGACCCGCCCGAAGTGCCGCGCCCGCGGCAGGACGCGGCACTGGATGTTCGAGAACTTGCCGTAATGCGGCTTGGTGAAGTACGCCGTGAAGGTACCCAGCCCAACGGCGAGGACCTTGACCACCTCGTCGTTCGCGCTGCCGATGTCGATGCCGATGTAGTCGCCCACACGGATCTCGGCCGACGAAGCCACCTGCGCGGTGTAGACCCCGGGCGCCCATCGGCTCAACGTCGCGGGGGCAGAACCGCTGTTCGTCGAGACTGTCACAGGGCCGTTCACGCCTGCCTCAAGGCTGACGGTGATGACGTTGCCCGAGGCGGTGCAATCAACCAGGTAACTGGAGACGCCCACCATCGAGGCCAGACGGGAAGCGATGTCAGCGGCATCGGTCGCACCGGCCTCCTGGATGCCCGCGCCGCCGTTGTTGACCAGCAGGTAGTGCCAGAAGTTTGGATCGTCCTGCCACCAGATGGCCTGCTCGCAGTAAGGCACGTCGGGCGCGCCGATGTTGTTGAGCAGCCGTGTTTCGAGGTTGCAGAAGGCGATCGCCTCAGCCGACGAGCACGACCAGCGCGTGCCCATGAAGTAGACGTAGGCCGTGTCGGTAAGCGCCGGCGTGGGCTTGCCGACGAGCAGTTCGTCGAGCGTTTCCGCGTCGCGGTCGTGGAGCGAGAAGCTGAAGCTGCCGGGCGCGTATCCGCCTGCGACGACTGCTGCGTGGTTCATCAGCGGGACTTCGTAGATGTCCCCCGCGCCCGTGGTGATCGTGAGCTTGTCCCAGCCGACCGAGGCGTATCGCACGCAGTCGGGCCGGACGTTGCCTTCTTCGCCGTTCACGGGCAGGATCTCCATGTCGTACTGGAGTGTCAGCCCGGAAAGATCCGTCACCGGGAGCGGCTTCAAGCGCAGGTGATTGAAGTAGTCGTGAGCCGAGAAGAGCTGGACGTTGGCGAAGTCCTCAGCCGCCTGGAAGATGCCGGAGATCTGGAAGCTGGTTTCAGTGGCGTCGTGCAGCGTGGTGGTTGCCGCGCGGCCGGAGAAGCCCTGGAGTTGGATGGTGTAGCGGGGATCGAAGAGGAAGAGTGGGGCGGAGGGCATCAGGGCCTCTGATGGGCTTGAATGTATATACGTCTGTCGTATATACTCACAGTGTGCTCGACAGCCTCATCGGTTTTGACTGGGACGTGCACAACGTCGGGCACGTCGCGGCGCACGACGTCATGCCTCAGGAGGTCGAGGAGGCGGTTAGAGGACGCAATGTCATCATCCCGGCTGCGCCCAAAGCGGGCGAGAAACGTTGGAAGCTGCTTGGCAAGACAGCGTCTGGACGCTACCTGGTGGTGGTGTTCACGATCCGCCGAAGGCGCTTCCGCACTGTGACGGCGTACACGATGAATCAGGCGGAAAGGAGGATCTATGCCCCGCAAATCGAAGGCTGAGTTGGAGACCATGAGTGCCGAAGCCGCGTGGTACACGACGCCACAAGGCCGGCGGCAGACGCAGCGGGAGTTCGAACGCGCGCTGAAGCAGGGGACCCTATTGCGTTCACCGGGTTCGCCGATCCCACAGACTGATGCGAAGGTTCTCGCCGAACTCGTGGAGAAAGCCAAGGCCAAGGCGACCAAGGCCATCTCGATCCGGTTGTCGGTGGCCGACCTCGAGCGCGCGCAGCGGATCGCCGCTAAAGAAGGCATCGGATACCAAACCGTTTTGAAGCGGGCCATCCAAGCTGGGCTGAAGAAGGTCTCGTAATTCCCTTACGTCTGGATCACTACCGTCAGATCTGACCCTGCATCCGGCGAAGCGACGGCCAGGATGTCGAAGGCCAGGTCGTCACCCTCATTCAGCACCGGCGTGGGCCAGATGGTTGGCCGGATGCGTTCGCCGGCGGCGTGGTCCTTTGTCGCGATGGCCTGAAATGACTGGTTCTCCGGATCGACGCTGACCACGCGGACGTACTCCTCGTTCGTACCACCGGGATCGAGGAAGACGAAGCCGCCGGCCACGAGGCCGAGCCGGTTCGCGCCGTAGGAGGCCGTGTGGAGGGTTTGCGGGACGGGACTCGCTGTGACGGCGTTCATCAGCACCAATCCGTAATCCGCATACGGCAGCCGGCGCGTGGCCGGCAGGCCGTAGCCTTCGTTGTTCACCAAGAAGTCATAGGTGTTCTTGTAGGCGGTGGGCAGGGACTGAGCGATGCCCATGTACTCGAGCGGCTCCCATGTCGTTCCCCCATCGCGGCTGGTCTTGATCAGGTAGGCCGACTGGCCATCGGTCGTGCCCCGCTGTAGGTAGGCGTAGACACAGCGGATCGAGGCGGCGTCCTGGACCTTCATCGGGATGACGACGTTCTCTTGCACGGTGAGCGGGCCGGGCACCTGAAAGGTGTAGGCGCCGCCGTTGCAGGTGCGAAGGCCGGGCATGTAGGGTTCGTTGTGGCGCGACAACGGGAAGACGGTGAAGGGCCCGTAGCCGAAGTGGTTGGCCACGCCGGTGAGCGCCGCCACGACGCAAGCGCTGGGAAGCTGAGCTTCGATGCGCGCGGGCAGGCCCGGGGTGCGGAAGAAGCCCTTGCGGACGCTGAACGTGAAGGTCTTCTTGTCGAGCTTGTAGAAACGAATGCCGGTCTGGTGGGCGCAGCGTAGGGTGCCAAAGGTGGCTTGACCCTCCGGGACGCCCGGGTAGGCGCGTTGGAAGACGAAGGTCCCCGACGGCACGACTTCGCCTTCGGCGCCGGGGCCGATGATCTGGGCGCACTCATACGAGCGGCGGCCCGGATTGTTCGGGTCGGCAGATTCGTCATTGAACACCACGAAGTCGCCGACGCGGAAGACTCGCTCGGTGTCCGGGTTTACAGTGCAGACGACCGTCGCCGGGTCGTTGGCATTGTCGAGCGACTCGTCGATCGAGGCCCAGAGGTCCGTCGTCAACTCATCGACGTAGTAGAGCGCGAGCGTGATCTCGTGCGCGCCGACGATATTGGCATTGCCCGAGGCGTCGGGTTCAACCGACATGTCGTCGATGGCGAAGGTCCCGTAGTCGCCAAGACGCGGAGTGCCGGTGAGCACACCGGGCACACCCGTGTCGATGAGCACCTCCTCGGCCGGCGGCTCGGGCACGACGTCGGCGGGCTTGGGGCCGGAGACCAGGTCGTACATCGAGTCCGTCACCGTGCGGCCTTGGATGTCAATCGAATAGTCCTTGTTGAGACGCCAACCGGTGACGCGGAACTCGCCCGAGCCTCCGGGCATGTCCGGGTGAGTCAGCGAGCAGACCATGCCGGGCTCGGTGTTCAGAGCCAGTACGGTGGTCTTGAAGGCGACCTGCCGCGCGGCTTTCCATTCGGCCGGCGTGATGCCGCCGAGCTCCTCGCGCAAGCGAACCGTGATGATCCGCGCTGCTTGCGACTTCGACGCCGTGCCGGACAGGTTGACGGTCGATTTCAGAAACAGCGGCCCGCCCGCACCGCCGAGGAGCGATGCATGGTCGATGTCGTACAGCGAGATCGAGTTGGCCACGAAGTCGAAATCCTCGTCGGCGAAATTGGCCGTCAGGTGGTTGAACGAGGGTTTCAGCGGAGCGAGCTGGAGGCTGCGGAACAAGATGTTGCCCTCGGTGAAAGCCTCGACCGCCGAGGAGTTCACCCGCACGCCGAGCTTGAGCTTGCCGTTGGTGAACGTGTAGTAGCCCAGGCAGTTCATCAGGACTTCCTGGAGCCAGTCGCGAAGGGGTTTCTCCTCTTGCAGCACGCCGCGAAACTTGAACTGGGTCTCGGTGCCCGCGCCGACCAGCTTTGAAACCTGCTCGTCGCAGATGACCGCCGCTGCGATGGTCGCATCGACATCGAACAGCGTCTCGGCGTAGTCGAGTTGCTGCGTGGTGGCGTTTGCACCCATCCGGATGCCGCGCGCCCGAAGCAGCATGTTCACGGCGATCCAAATGGGGTTGGTCAGCGCGGGCTGCCATGCGCGGTCGCCGGGCGCGGTCCACGTCCAACCGCCGAGGCCTTGCGCGACGACGACTTCCATGGCATGCTCGCTCAACCGCGAAAGCTGCAATCCCTTGGCGTCCGAACGCCGGATCATGACGAAGGCTGTGCCCGCCGCGCGCTCCGGGATCACAGGCGCATCGGTATCAAAACCGAAGGGGGTGGGATTCGGATCCGGACCGAGGTTTTCGAGCAGACCGAGCGCACCCGGATAGCCGTGATGGTACTGCCCGTCCAGCTTGTGGCCCGTGCCATAGGCGCCCAGCGGCCCTTCGCCCACGATGCCCACAGCCGAGTAGAAATCGCTCTCGTCGCGGCCCGAAGCGATCTTGGCGTTCACGGGCATGGCTGAGTCCGTGTAGATCTCGGGCAGGACCTGGTCGTAGATCGAGTCGGCGACGAGCGAGACGGAGGTCAGCGTCGAGCGGCCGAAGCCCCAGACGCCAGTCGAGTTGTCCTTGATGCGCACGCCCTGCGGCTTGGCGATGATACCGCCAAAGTAATTGTCCATGCCGTGCGGGCGGCAGCCGTTCGGCGTGTCGAAGCCTTTGTCGCACGACGCGTCAGGGCCCGAATATGGGCAGGCCGCCCCCTTGAATTGCTTCCAGCAGGTGCGCGAGATGCGGCGCGTGGGATAAGGCAGGTTCAGTTCATAGAGGCCATCAGCGGCTGTGACGCGAAACTCCGGCCCCGCATCAGAGGACCAATTGACGATGTTGCCTTTCCACAGGTCGAGCTTGATGCCGGCGCCAACGTGAAACAAGCTGAAGGCGATCTCGGCGCGGAAGAGATCGATGTCGTTGGCGAGGTTGCGCATCACGCGGTCGGCGTTGCCGAAGGTGAATTGCGCCTCGTCGGATTCATTGCCGATCGACTGCGAGATGCCGTCGAACTCCAGGAGCCGCGCCTGATAGAGTTGGCCGCCGATCATGCAGCGGCGATCACTGAGATAGATGGCGGGATAACCAGGTTGAAGGGGTTGAATACGGATGAGCGGGATAATCTTCTGGACCTGCGAGAGCAGCGCTGTCTGGAGTGCGGCGGGCGGGAATCGGTTGACGGTCTGGTTGAGCGGGTAGGACGGCGTCGCCTGAGGGATCTCGATGAGCGTTGCGCCGAGCGAGCACGCCCAGTCGGCGACCATCTCCCAGGACAGAGGCTCATTGGCGAAGCGGCAGATGACGGGCGTGGTCCCGAGCCCATTGTCGTTCGGCGCGGTGTAGGTGAACGCCCCGTAGGGACCGTACTTCGACTCCCAGAAGCTCCGCACGGCGAGACGCTCGGCATCGCGGAGCCACTGCTTCCGAATCGTGAATCGCCGCGCGCCTGTACCGAGAAGAAACCGTTGCTCGATCTTCGCATTGCCGCTGCCGAACTGGTGGACGGCGACCTCATGGTCGCGGCGCACCTCAAGCGGGAAGTCTGGCACGAGCGGAAACACCCCGCTCGGCGTGATCTCGGGGACCACGATGTTACCGATGTAGTCAGCCATCAGCGCTCCTCAACGCGAATGGTGAACGAGCGGTCCTCCGTCCGGCCGCCCGTGGTCGTGATGCGGTTCGTGACCGTGTACATCTGGCCCGCTGTGCCGCCCGAGAGCCACACCGTGGCAGACGACCCGGTCCTCGAATCACCGACCTTCGTGAGCCCCGCAGGCACCAGCCACTCGCTGCTCGCAATGTGATCGCCAGCGAGCCAGCGTGTCCAGTCGATCGTGTAGTCGAGGACCGCGTGCGGGTCTTTCGTGAAAGTCATGCTTCGATGCCCCGGTTCTCAGGACGGGCCGTAAGCGTGCGCGATTCGGCTGCGGTCGAAACGGAGCGGGGCTCAGGCCGAAGCGACCACGTTCGTTGCGGAGCCGCCGGCGGCCGCAGGTATGCCATGAGACTCGATGTAGCCGCGATCTCCGCGCCTCGCGCTGCGGCGCAGAAACCAACTGCGGTGAAAGACGATTCTCCAGCAATTTGCGCAGAACGATACGCCATCAGTGGCGCGTACCAGAAACGGGCGCGCTTGTTCAGCAGCGCCCATGGGCCCAGCGCCAACTCGCGGATCTCCTCCGCGTAGAGCGCGCGCGTCCACGAGGCGAACCCGAAGATCTCCGCGAACATTCCCGGCGTGGCCGACGATAACGCCCAGACATCCAGGTTGCCGGCAACGGAACTGGCGTTGGCGAGCATGGCCTGCACCGCCAGCATGCCGTTGTGGTAGACACTCGCGGTTTTGTTGGCATCCATCGGCAGCACGAACGCCACGCAGGCGACCTTCCGCAGATCCGCGCCGTAGGCGCCCCATTCGAACGGGCCGTAGGGCGAGCTACTGTTGCGGAAGATCGCCTTGTACTTGCCGGTCGACGTCCGAAGACCCAGCCAGAAGGTATTCGAGAAGTTGTTCCCGATCAGCGTGGGAAAACCGGTTCCGTTCACGCGGTTGATCCGGAACCAGGTACAAAACGACAGGGTCTTGTTGGTGCCGTCGCCGCTCCACACCGGGGCGTAACCGAGCGCGCCCACCGAGAGGCCAAGTTGCTCGTTGCTGTAAGCATAGGCGCGTCCGAATGGCGTGGTGATGTTGGCGCCGGCGCCGGCCGGCACCACCAGCCCTGCGGGTGCGCCGCCCGACTGGGCGCGGCGTTTGTAGTAGGCGGCGGTATACTCTCCCACGGTTGTCTCCCGCTTGCCGTTCAGGTGCAGGACGTTCATCGACATTCTCGGATCGAGCGCGCTCGGCAGCCAGAGCGAATGCAGGCCGTTCGCGAGCGGGGAGGTGAAGTCCGGAAGCTCCTCGTAATGGGCGCTCGGCAAGCAGGTCTGCGGCTCGGTACTGAGCAGGAGGTGCCGCATCAAGAAACCTCGAACTCGACGCCGCGCCAGAAGCCGAGGTTGTCGGCGGCATCGAGAGCGACGCCACAGCGGTTGATCGCAAGGACACCCCACACGGGCGGAAGCACGTTGCCGAACGCAGGCGCGACGGAGAACGGCGGGCTGATTACGGCGCCCGCGGCGGCGATATAGAGCGAGCCGATTGGACGGATGGATAGCGTCTCAAGAGCGACGGAGACCGTCTCATCGACGCCTGTAACGCTGGCCGGAAAGATGGGCGCTGCGTCGTCGACCGCACCCCAGGCGAAGAAGTAGACGGCGTAGCGGTCGCCGAACGTGCCGGAGACGGTTTTGATTCTGAACTGGCAGATGGCGTCGATGTAGCGGCTGTTCTGGTTCTCGATCTTCGCGGAGCTCCGGGCGGCGCCAGAGGCAAGGCTGTTGAGCGTGATCCCGAAGTTGGTGACAGGGCCGAACTGGGTGCGGATGGTGGACACGTGCGCCTCTTAGTTCTGGAGGATCGAAAGGTCGTTCTCGCGGACGATGACGAAATCGCCGTCATTGACCGTGGCGGGCGAGGACAAGGGGCCGCCTCCGAGGAAGTTGCCGCCGGTCGCGGAATCCCAAAGGCCGATGTGGGTGTAGGTCCCCGCCGGGACCTGAATCAGCAGCAGGGCGACGTTGCGCACTCGCTTGGCGTTGCCGTCGCTGTCGACGCTGGTGAACGGCGCAACGGCTTTTCTGGTGTAAGGTGCGCCCGAGGCCTCGCCTTGGCCGTCCTTGCCCGGATCCGCGGTGTGAAGGCTGATCCAGTGCCCGGTGACCTGGAAATCCTGCCCGAGGAACGACTTTTCGAGGAACTTCTGGTTGAGATAGTCGGAAAACGGCATGGCTACTCCTCAAGCGAGTTCGACGAGTTCCAACGAAACGTCCACGCGCCAGAGCGAGACGGACTGGTTCCAGCCACACGCGAATCGCACGGTATAGCGGCCCGCGGCGGCTTGGCCCGTCGGGTCGTGGGAGAACTTCGGGTTGGTTTCATACGGGTCGTAGAAGTAGAAGGGTTCGGTTGGCCCGTTGCGGGCTTCATAGAAATCGCGCAGGATCGCGAGCTGCGGGGGCGCGAGCCGTTTCGCAAGCCGCCATCGCTTGCGGCTGTTGGTCGCCTGAACCGATCGTTGCGATTCGCCGTTGCGGTATTCGTTGTCGAGCAACGGATACTCCCGCTCGTGAACGAACGCGCGCGAGAGGCTCGCCGGGAGCACGGTGAGCGGCGCCGCATTCTGTACCGAGCCGGGCATCAGGCTGTCACCAGGTCGATGAGTCTTTGGTCTGGGCGCGCGCCGATCTTGCGAGCCACGAAGCGGGCGTAATTCGCCGGATGATTGCCATCTGCGGCGGGAGCATAGACGTGAAACATCTCCTCAATCGTCGGCGGCTTGCCTCGCGTGTACTTTCCATCGAGGTATTGGCCGATCAGCACGCGCAAAATGCGCCAGCCTTCATCGAGGGCCCGGCGGCTCATCTCTTCGCGCGAAGCGCCGGGAAAGCGCTCCGACGCCCAGGCGACGAAGTCGACATAGCCTTTCCAGGTCGGGTAGGGCTTGCCGCTCCGGTCCCGCCACTGGCGGATGTTGCCTGGGTTCGCGTTGCGCTGAGCGAGGGTCGGGTAGCGGATGCCGCGTGCATTGGCTTGGGGCTCGGTGAGGAAAAGACCTTCCTGTTCGGCGATGGCTCGCGAGAGTTTGTCGATGAGTTCAGTCCGTGTCATCTATCAGGTGACCAAGCGGCAGAGCAGGGAACACATCTGTTGTGAAAGAAACAGATGTGTT